GAGCTAGTACGTGCTGCAGCACTGAAGGCCATGGCCCTCGAAGAGGAGCAGCTTGCCAAGGCGTTCGGCCTCTCGCCTGGCAACCAACCCGGTGGCGCCGATGCCGCGTTGCCGGAGTGGATGCCACGGATGGACAACCTGGCGCCTTGGCAAACCGCAGCCGGTTATGGCGCAGTAGCTGCCGGAGCTGGTGCCGCCAGCGTGGCGCTTGCCAATCACCTCACGGCCAAAGGTCAGCAACAGAACGATCCAGTGGCTTACGCCGCTGCGATGCAAGCCATGAACGCTTACTAAAGGACTCGCCATGCCTATTCGTTTTGCCCCCTCAGGGGGCCTGTCCTCCGGCCAGCAGGTGCGCCCTGCTCGGTTGGATCAAGCCGATCTCGGAGAAGAAGCTGGCCGCAATAGCCACCTTTACGGCACGCATTACATCCCGAATGCGTCTGATCAAGTCCAACCGCTGCAGCGAGAGATTGATCCCACGGACATGGAGGCGCAGCACAGTGGTCAACTGAACGGCACTTATGCCACACCGGCTGTCAGTCGGATGGAGACGCAGAGCCAAGTGCTGGATACGCCGTCGCAGGCCATTGGCCGCGCCATGCAAATGGACACCAATCGCGTCAGCGATCAGTTGGCCAATGAAGCGCAGCGCGCCACCACGTTCCAATCGGAAGTGATCCCCGCGCAGCTGGCGCAAAAACAGCTGGATCAAGGCCGCGTGATGCAGCAGCAGCTGGGTGATGCCACCTACCGCGATGGCACCGGGGACATCGCCGAGATGCAAAGCCAGGCTGCCCGGCAGTTTGCCCACAAGGCCACGCTTGGCATGCTCGATCCACGCCAGATGGAAGTTGTGGATGCCTTCGGTGCCCGCTTCGGGATTGGAGGTTGAGCGATGCCTCGTCGACATGGCTATGTCCAGCGCCACCAGGCGCAAGATGCAGCGCTTAGTGGTCTGCTTGCGCAGCAGGCTGCGGCGTTTGATGTGTCGCCTCATGTGGCCTTTGGCTACGACGATGCGATGCGCCGGCAGGAGCACCTACGCCAGGCCGAATCCATGGCGCGGATGCAAGCCGGTGACATCGCCTATGACCACGGCGGTGTGGGCGGCGAAACCCGGGCCACACCCGTCGTTGATCGCGCGCAAGTTGTGCTCGATCGCGATCACCGCCGTCAAGCGCTGATCGAGGAAACGCCTGACTACCAGCGCAAAGGCCGCGCTGGTTTGCAGGGCTACCTCAATAACCCCCTCGATGAAGACGGCCGCGCCGCCATCGCCACGCAGTTCATGGACGCTCCCCTGGGCGGCCATGTGCGCCGGGGCGTCGAGGGTGTTGATCTGTTCGGCCATCAGGTGACAGCCGGCCAAGCGCATCGCACCGAACAGGTGCTGGCCGCGGCGCTGGCCACCGGCATCGGCGTGCCCACTTTCATCGCTGGTGTGCAGGGCTTGTTGGGCCCTGATCAGCAAAGCAGCGGCACCATGCCGCTGTAATGCGACTGCCGGGCGGGACTTATACCCTGCTCGGCAGCATCTCGCCCGCTGTGAATCGTCTGGCTGCCAGCCCGGAGGTCGTCGAGGCGATCACCCGTCATTACCGCAGTGATGGTGTGCCGGATCCGGCCGCCGGACATTTAGCGGCGGAAACCGTGAGCCATCCAGAAGCGATGGACACGCGCATTGAGCGCTTCCGCACGATCCACGCCAATCTGCAAAGCAAGGGCTACAGCGATGAGGCGGCCCAGAATTTGGCTGTTGAAATGATGGAAACCGGTGAAGAGCCGGGACAGTCGCGCCGTTTTCAGCTGCTCAATGATGAAGAGGAGATCTGATGGCGCTCTCCGCAAACGAACGAGGTTGGCTGCAGGCGATCCGTCATGCAGAAGGCACGGCTGGTAGCAATGGCTATGCCACCACCTTTGGCTATCAAACCTTTGATCCGGCCAAAGGACATCCGCGTCGTGTGGTGAAAAGCGGCGGCTATGCCTCGGATGCGGCCGGCGCTTATCAGTTCCTCTCCACAACATGGGATGGTGTCAATCGTCAGATGGGCACCAGCTCCGCTGACTTCTCGCCGGCGGCCCAGGATCGAGCAGCCCTGCAGTTGATCCGCAACCGTGGCGTCGATCCGACGCAGGCCATCAGCCGTGAAGGCGTTGCCAAGCTGGCGCCAGAGTGGGCATCCCTGCCGAACTTGGCGGGCAAAAGCCATTACGGCCAGCCGGTCAAGGGCTATGACACCGTGGCCGCGGCGTTCCAGGCCGGTGCTGGCGGCGGTGACACCCACAACGATTTAGCCATTGGTGATGCCGCTACGGGTGGCCGCGGCATCACGGCGCCGCAGCAGCCCGGCGTGGCCTTTGACGCGCCGGCAGCGCCGCAGCAGCTAACAGGTCCCGCCTTTGATCTCGCCCACGCGCCGGGCGTGGAAGCGATCAAGCAGCAGTTGATCAGCTCCGGCAGCACGCTGGCGCAAAGTTCGCAGCAACTGCAGGGCAGCGGAGGCGGCAGCGGTCAGCGCAAAGCAGCCAGCGGCCAGATGATCCAGCAGATCCTGGCGATGTTGAACGACGACTAGCGCGGCAGCAACTCAACAGCAGGAATGGGAGCACCGGGTACACGCCGTGCTTGACGCTGTTGCAACACGGCGACTGGTCTAGGCCGCACTTGCGGCATCAGCATCTCCGCCTGCAGTTCTTCCTTGACGTTCACGGCTGCGACCTCCACGGCGGGTTTCGGCGTGCGGAACTTCATCGCCAGGCATTCAGATTGCGCCATCCAGGTCTGACGCAAGGCTTGCATCAGCTGCTGGCAGGCTTCGGTGTCGTAGTAGAGCATCGGCGCATCCTTGGAGCGGGTGCTGTGATGCAATCGCCCCAACGTGCCGGTGAGGGTGTAAATCCAATCGTGGATCAACGCGGCTTCATCAAAGGTGCAGCGACTGAGGTTCAAGCGGCCATTGCAGTAGTTGGCGCCGCGGGTCATCAAGATGCGGCCGCGATCAGCCCAGAGGGTGGCGATCGCTTCGGCGCCGAGTAGCTCCAGGACGGTCGAGGTAATGCTCATGCGCTCTTCGCCGTACAGCAGGCGGTAGGCCGTCTCAAAATGGCGGGAGCAAACGCGCAAGCGCCATTGCCCTCCGGCGCTGTTCGTCATCGGGTGAAACTTGGGTTCCTTGGCGGTGGGCAGGAACTGCCGCAGGCGCCGCCATTGGTAGTGGGCGTAATCGCTATAGGCTTTCGGCTGGCCAATCTGCAGGACATAGCTGCGGGAATACAGGCAAAGGCTCCCTTTGCCCAGGCAAAACCCCAGCAGTAAACGCGTGAGCGCAGCGGACTCGTCCGGGTTCAGAGGGGCCTGGAGATGTCGACTGCTCATGCTGGCTAGCGCTCACACAGGCAAAGGGTATGCACCCTGTCCGGCAGGGCACGGAGCTATCAGCTCGGTCCTCCACCGATGAATTGCGCGCGGAGGCGCTAATTGCTTTGTGGATTGATTCCGATTTTCCAAAGATTTTAGGCGCCGAGCTGTATCGGCCCCACCCCACATACGTGGCGGAACTAGCCATCGAGCCTGTGGTCGTTCACGACTTCAGCAAGATGCCTGGACAAACTGTTCAGCTCGATCGTTATAGCTACTGGGGCAATCCTGGTACTAAGGAGTCACGCGAACGTACTCCTGATCAAACGATTGGCACGGCCTCCAGCCGCAACATCACCAAGCAGAAAATCTTGGTGACGTTGAAGGAGTACACCGGTCCTGCAGACCCGACTGATACCGCTTCTCCTAGCACCTTCAAGGTGAGCCGGGAGAACCTGATGACCGCACAGCGACTGCTGGTTGATACCGGCAACCTGGGCGTGTTCCACCAGTCGATCGGTTCGCTGACACTGCTGGATGACTATCGCCGCTGGCGCGATCGCGTTTTTATCAACGAGCTCTACAAGTCTTACTCTCGCGGTAAGTCTTCCGACGAGCAGGGTGGTTACTACTTCCCTGGCGGCATGAGCGAAGCGGAGATCGCAACCCCTGGTTACGATGTCTCCACCGGCAAAGACAACGCCAAGTTCTCGGTCAAGAACGACCTGCTGGCTGTTGTTAAGGATCTGCGTTCCCGTAACGTGCCCACCTTCAGCGATGGTTTCTATCGCTGCTTGTGCGATCCCGAGTTCATGATGCACATGCGTCAGGACTCCGACTTCCGTGAGATTGCCCGCTACAGCGGCATCGGCCAAGTCAACCCCATGGCTGCTTATCTGCAGCCCAATGCCTCGAATTACCTTGGCATGGGTCCTGCCTATGGTCAGGCTGGCTTCGTGGCTGGTGCGCCCACCATGCCCACAGGCTTCGTGTTCGAAGGAGTTCGCTTCTTCGAGACCACCAACATGCCCGAGTATGACTACTCCGTGGCAATCAAAGGCGCCAAAGGCTTCACCGGCACAACCGCTAAAGAGAACCGTGCTGCCATCGGCATGTTCTTTGGTCCTCAGGCTGTAGGTATAGGAATCGGTGGCAATAATGCCCAGGTCCTTATCAATTCGAACGACGATTTCTCGCGTTTCGTTATATTAATTTGGAGTCTTTTCGCAGGCTTCGAACAACTTAACGCCGACTTTACAACGGTCGCGCATTCATTCGTGTATCAGGTCTGATCCTGACAGGAGGTAACCCAACTCATGGCTGAAACTTACAAAAAGATCTTTCCGGGAAACTGGGTAACACACCTGAGTGCTTATCCTCTTCCCAACGCGGCTTTCAAAACCAACAAGCGCAATCCTGGCGATCCCCGTGATCGTCAGCAGCAGTCCGTGCTGTTCATGCCCGGCTGGATGGCCGTGCGCAAGGTGGCTTACTGCCGGATCGATGCTGATGGCAACACCAGCTTCGACCTCGTGGTGGGCAGCCCCGATCTGCGCCCTGATGACAAGCCCCGCAATGACGTCAAGGGCCTGTTCATCCCCACCGGTTCGATCGTCTATCGCGCCGGTCTGCGCGTGCCCAACATCGCTGATCAGCCTGGCTACTACAGCTCTGGCGATCGTGGTGTGGCCACCGGCGCCACCCCCGGCTCCGGCCTGACCGGCACCGCTGGTGATCAGCTGGTGCTGGCCAGCGCCCTTCCCGCGGCAAAGGCTGTGGGCAGCATTGCCGCCGCTGCAATCACCACCTCCACCGACACCGCCGCTGCCACCGATCCCAGCACCCTTGTGGTGAAGGCCGATGGCACCGTCGATGCCGGCAGCCAGCTGGTGCAAAACGCCTGGGACAAGCCCGTCGTTACCACCGCTGATCTGACCCTGAAGGCTTACTCCGTGAACGCCGCCGGCGTTGCAGCGGGTAGCGCCATCAAGGCTGAACTGCTGGGTGGTGTCAACATCGTCGCGGAAGTCTGCTACCTCGTAAAAGAGGGCGTGGCTGATCTCGATGACTGCCACCTCAGCGGTGCCCTGGTATCTGGTAGCATTGGCTGATCGTTTCTAGCTTTGAGGCGCAAGCCAAGGTTCCACAAGGCCCAGCGCAAGCTGGGCTTTTTTGTGCCTGTGTGCGAGCGAGCGCGGTCTCGTTACCCTCGCGTTCAGTCTCAGTGCACTTGTGTCTGTGCTTTACCAAGACAAGCGAACCGGCAAACGTGTGCGCCGCGTTGGTGGTGGCAACAATAAGGAGGAGTGGACGCTCGTCAAGGGCAACGACAACGTGGCGTACTACGCCTCGTTGGAGCAGCTGCTGCCCTGCGACGAAAAGACGGGCACGCCCGATTTCGATCACACCTATGTCAAAGCCGATGATCCAGAGGAGCTCATCCCCGAACCGGTGGTCGATCTGATCGAAACCCGCCTGAACATCAACACCGCGACAGCCGAGGAGATCGCCAAGCGCTGCGCTGGCATCGGCTATCGCGTGGCCAAGAAGATCAAGGAGTTGCAGCTCAGTCAGCCCGGCGAGGTCTATCGCCATCTTGATCAGATCAAGGCTGCTTCGACCCGTGTGAATTGGGACGAGGTGGTCCGTTCCAATCAGCTGTTCATCGGCTGATGCGCGTCCTCAGCCTCGATCTGGACTATGTGATGGGTCCATCGATTGATCTCTATCAGCAGCTGTGGTGGGAGCCCAATGCACTAGCGCGCTGGGATCGCTTCTGGAAAGACAGCGCGGTGCGGGAAGGGCATCTGCACATTGATCAAAGCAATCTGCTGTTTCTGTTTGAGCTGTTCCTGCAGGCCATTAAGCAGGCCGAGCGCGTCAGCTTCAGTTATGACCACGACGATATTCTGTTTGCGATTGACGGCGACGATGCCATCGAGTTAATCCATGTGGATCATCACGATGATGTGGTCTGTGAAGACGCATGTGGCGAGACGCTAGAAGAAAAGCTTCTTGAAGACTTTGCCTCTGTGCGCGATCACCAGCGGGTGCATGAAGGCAACTGGATCAGCCAGCTCCATCACGAAGGGCGGCTGAAGAGCTGCGTGTGGATTGCC